GCGGCAATCTCTCCAGCGGTTAGCGCAGCAGAACTCCAGCGCAGCCGTAGGATCCTTGATCGTTCCGAAGCCGGCAGCACTGAAACCAGCGCTTAGATGGTGCAGATCGTATCCGCGATTGCCGCGGTCTCGCAGGTCGAGGATCCACTGTCCAGCGCAGCCGTCTAGGCGGCTGATCCGTTCCAGCAGGGCCGGGCTGGCCTTAGATGTGGTTGGTTGCATGGCAGGGCTTGCTTCAATGCCTCGCTACTGTACCAGCTCAGTACCAGCTGGCAAGGGTTGCGGCTGCTGCTACTGTGCTAGGGCACAGCCGAGCCAAGGCACCATGCAAGTGTTAACCCGCCAGGGATCCGTCCTAGATGTCCGCCTGACAGCGACGCGCCAGGTACGGGGCGGACACCCTGAACCGATCGTAGAGTTCCGCTTCAGTGGCGGGATCCTCTGCGCCAGTTACTACCTATCTACGTTCCAGGAGATTGAAGCCGGGGCGGGATTGTGCCTGCAAGGCGGATCCTTCCCGCAGGAGCTGGACCCCGACACGGTGCAGATCTGCCAGGCATGGCTGCGGGAGGCTCAGCCTTGACCGGCGGCGAGTGGAACACATCGCGCGAACGCAAGTCGCTCCAACGTGAGCAACGGGAACAGGAGCGGGAACAGCTGCGCTTAGAGAAACGGCACCTACGGGATCTCCGCTGGGCGATCGAACGTTCCAGCGTGGAGGCTTCGGACTGGCAGGATCTCCTGTCCCTCCAGGCTGCCCATGGCCGCGAGGGTCCGCTCCAGCTATGGCGGGAGCTGATCCCGTATTGGAGATCCTGTCAACGGATCAACGGCGGAGCGGACATCCCGCCGGACCTTTTTCCACAGGCTACGGGAATTTTTCCGCGCGACTCTCCAGCAGCTCCAGCGAACAGACAGAAGCCCGGCAAGGGCTCCCCCCGTAAGGTCCGCTCCGATGCAGGGATAGCGAAGCCTCGCCGCCAGGCCTGAACTGCCCCAGCTGCCCCACTCCCGGCTACCTCCCTAGGTAGCCGGGCTTTGCTGCGCTATGGCGTGAGACTCATGAGACTGAGAATGAGAATCACACCGTTGGCGGACTGGCCGGCCACGCCCCAGGCTCAGGCTTGAGAATGATTCTCATTGCCACTTGAGAATGATTCTCATTGCCACTTGAGAATGATTCTCATTTGCAGCAGCGGCAGCCCCAGGTATTGGATGTTCCAGTGCGTCACCTAATACTTGAATGGGTTTTCAGCCATGAATGGGTTTTCAGCGATGCGTCAAAAGCGGAGGCTTGAATGGGTTTTTTGTCAACTGGGTAAGGCTGTATTGTCAACCTGATTGTCAACAAGGCCGGCAAAGTATTGCTCCACCCGAGCCATGAATGACTCCTCGGCCTCTTTTAAGTCGCGGAGCGACATTGAATGGACGTTGGGGGTGCCGCAGCGGCGGGCCAGGATGATGGCTGCTCCAGTCGGCTGGAGGCCGGTGAGGTGCTTGAGGCCGAGGCTGTAGGCGCCGCATTGGTCGATGTATGAATGGCCCGGCGGGAGGCGCTCCAGGCCCTCGTCGTCGAGCTTGGTTTTGCGGCTGACGCTGGTCTTCCAGTCGGCTAGTACCAGCTCATTGTTTTTCAGGCCCACCAGGGCGTCGCAGGTTCCAGCAAATCCTGCTGGATGGTGGATGCTGAATTCGGACGCGAAAATTTCGGTGACGTTCTCGGTGATCCAGTCGGACAAGCTGCGGGCGTAACCTGAGGCGCTCCAGCCGACTCGGGGGACATTGGGGCGGACTTTTTTGAGTGCCCACTGTGTAATCGGGGCGGGGATGCGGGCCAGGCCGTTGGCGTCCCAGTGAATGGAATTGCGCTTGTTTGCGGTGGAACGTGCCAGCGATTGTGAAGTTTTGAGTAGATACTCGGCCTGTGAATGGGCCATGTTGCCCCGGGTGGCTGCCACGTTGCGCTGTTGTGTAGCTTCAGTGGGGCCGAGGCGGGCTTCCCAGCGCTCCAGTCCGGTTTTGTCGCTGGTTTCTTTTAGGATGTGTGTAACAGAGTGGTATACCGTGCCTTTTGTATCACGGTAGACCCTGAATGGGCCAGAGTTATCTTGCTCCAGCTTCCACCTACGCAGTGATGCCAGCGTGTCTTGCGTGTTGGCTGCCATTTGGATACTCTTTCCCAAATTTACTTTAAACGGTAAAAGCCCTCATGCAACTGCACGGCGGCTTTTTCGTAGGCATCTGCCGCCTGTTCAGCGGTAGCAAAAGTCCCAAGCATGTAGGTAACGCCGGCTTTTCGGATGCGTACTTGAAAACGCCCACTAGGCAACAACCGCACGCCCTTTACTCCGGTTGTGTTGTGTTTGCGTGTCTTACTGTTAAAAGAGTTTTGAGCAGCCGTGGCAAGTCGCAAGTTTTGCCATGTGTTGTTTACGCGATTGCCGTCAATGTGGTCGACTTGGAAATTTTTAGGGTCTTGGTTGTGTAACCAGGCCCATACAAGACGATGTGTTAGATAACTGGTTCCATTTACGCGGGTAGAAACGTAACCCTGCATATGCGTAGAGCCTGTCGGTGTACCGACTCGTACGCGATTACTAGGTGCTTTAAGCCATACAAGCTCTCCCGTAAGAGGTTTGTACGCGAAAAGCTCCCACAGCAACTGAGGACTAGGGAGTAAACGATAAGCTCGTGCCATCAGCCGGTAACGCGGTTGGTCGTGGGCAGGGTGGTGAAAGCACCGCTGCCCAACCATTATACCGACTTAAGCCTGCTTGAAAGGGTTTCCGCCTGTAATCAAGCGTCCTAGCTCAAACCCGTTCGCTTTTGCCTCTAGCCAAGCGGCATCGATGTGTTCTTGGGCGCCTTTTTTGCGGGGGACTGGGCGGAGGGTGTACTCAGTCAGGAGGCCGGAGCCTTTCTTACTGAGTTGGAAGTCCCAGGCGAGGAGTTCGGCGTAGTCCTCCATCTGACTGATTTGGTCCAGCTCCTTGAGGATGGACTTCTGGGTGAGGCTGAGGACTTGCACAGCACCGGCATCAAATGAATACACGGGAACAGCTATGGCAAATTTGATGTCAGCTGTACCCGGACCGCCTCTTCCTTCACGGGGTTCAAAATCGCCCATTTCCACCACTACGTCTTCGTAGGTGGGTTCGTGCAGAAAACGGAAGGGCTTGGATTTGCCGTCGGAGCTGGTGCCCCAGGTTTCGTAGAACTCCAGGGGCTCGTCGGAGAGGAGGGCGAAGCGGACGCTGCCGCCGTCGGGGAGTTTGGAGACTTGCAGGTAGCCGCCGCCGGTGCCAGTGCTGGAGACGGTGGCTGAGGCGTTTTTGGAGAGGAATCCCATTGGTGTTACAGGGTGATGTGGTCGCCGGTGTCGGCAACCCTGTAACAGTAGCACGGGGTTGGGCGGGGGGCTACGCTGAGAAAATGCCCCAGCTCGGGCGACCGGCCGGGGCACAGGAACATTCTCGTGTGAGACTCTAACATGTCGCAAGGTAAGACGCAGGAGCTGTTGGCGTTTGTGCGCCAGCTGCCTGCTGGGATCGCGTATGCGCCGATCTACAGGCAGGGGGCGGCGATCCAGTCCGGGAAAATTTCAAAGGGCAAGACGCCGCTGGAGAAGTCGCACCACACGGTCATGGGGCCGGCGGATGTGGCGCTCCAGGTCGAGCGGAGGCCGGAGGTGTTTCGGGCGGTGGGGGCGTTCACTGGTGCCCGGAGTGGGGGGCTGGTGATTCTTGACGTGGATCGCAACCTCTCCAGGCTGAAAAAGAAGTGGGGGGAGACGCTGGAGGGTGCTCCAGTCGTTACTTCGACCAAGGCCAATGCGGCGAAGTACCTGTTTCGCGTCCCAGAGGCTCTGTGGGGCGTTGTAAAGGGCTTTGGGTTGTCGGATACCGGGGCGGGGTATGAGGTGCTGTGGGGGCGCCAGGGCGTCCTGTACGGGGCTTATCCGGGCTCCAGTGATGGGAAGGCGCCGGAGGGGTTCTATGGGTTTGAGGGGGATCTGGAGGCCATTCCAGAGGCTCCAGGGTGGTTGCTGGCGGAGATGCGCGATCACGCCGGGAAGGAAGTGGCTGATGGCGGGTTCATCAAGAACCGGAAGGCGCTGGATTTCTCGGATCGAGACCCAGCTGAGGTGGCTGAGATTGTGCAGTCGGCGCTGATGGTGATTCCGGGGCAGGGGGCCGGGAGTCGGGACCATTGGGTGAAGGTGGGCATGGCGATCCACTCGGAATTGCCGACTGATTTGGGGTTGACGTTGTGGTCGGCGTGGTCGGCGGAAGATCCAGAGTTTTCTCAGGATTGGGTGGATGGGAACCCTTGCGAGGAGGTGTGGAAGAGTTTTCGGAAGGGGGCGGTGAGTCTGGGCTCGCTGTTCTGGCTGGCGGACCAGCAGATGCCCGGAAGGCTGTGGCTTTCTGAGGATCTGCGGAAGATGGTGGCCGAGGTGGAGGCCGATAACGTCACCAGGATTCGGCAGGTTGTTATCACTTATGCCGAGGTGATTAGGCGGGCGAAGGAGATCCAGCAGATTCAGAATCCGGCGGAGGCGGCACATGCCATGAATGTGCTGGCGCTGGAGGCTGGATACAGGGATGCTGGGGCTCTGGAGCGGTTGCTGATCGCTCAGATGCAGTTCGAGCAGCAGGATGACGAGATGGCGATGAGCAGGCTGCTGGAGAAGGATTTGAAGTTTGAGTATCTGATTCCGGATCTGTTGCCGTGTCCAGGGACCGTGATGATCCATGGGGCTGGTGGGGATGGCAAGTCCATGTCGGCGTGGACGATTGCCAAGCATGTGGCAAGGGGGATTCCGTTCTCGGTGCGGGGGGATCTGGTTCCAGTGCAGAAGGGGGCGGTGCTGATCCTGAATGGCGACCAGTCCGAGGTGCAGGTTCAGCAGCAGCTGCGGGATCTGGAGTTCCGGTCGGAGGATCCGGTGACGGTGGTGATGGGGTGGGATTTGAACTGGTACTACCGCTTTGTGAAGTTGATTGAGAAGCACCAGCCGAAGTTGGTGATCATCGACTCGATTACGGGGTGCAGTAGAGGGTCGGCGTTTGATGAGAACAAGAAGGAGTTTGCGAGTCCGATTTATTGGCTGGCGAACAACAACGGGCGGACGTTCCCGGCTTGCACGATCCTGCTGATCCACCACGCGAACAAGACCGGCGGGTTCAGGGGCTCCACTGCCATTCGGGACGCTGTGGATGAGGTGTGGGGGCTTAGGAGGCCCGATAAGCGGCAGGTGGAGCAGACGGGCTACAACGCCAGGCTGATCACCGTGGAGAAGTCTCGGGCGGGGCGGGACGGTTCCAAGCTGCTGATGAAGCTGGAGAACGACCTGACGTTCTCGCTGGCGGACTACGTGGAGCTGGATGGCGACAGCGCCAGTCCGGCGTCGATTGTGGACCGGGTGCTCCAGCGCCTTAGGGCTGCGTATCCCCGCGCTCTGAGCCGCGCTGACCTAGCTGCGGACCCCTTGTGCGGTGGAAGTGTCACCGCCATCCGTAAGGCGCTCCAGAGGCTCGTTTCGAGGGGGTTGATTGAGGTGGGGGGTAGTACCGCTGGAACTGGGGGGCAGGCTCACTTGTTCCAGGCTGTTTCTGCCTCGCGTGATATGTGTGTGAATATGTGTCCCACCTATGAAAAACCTAGTCAGGGACTGGAAAGTAAGGTGGGACAGCCTGTTGACGTGTCCCACCTTGTCCCACCTTCGGGGGAGGGAGATGGGACAAGCTGGGACACCGCCCCTACGTGTCCCACCCCAGAAACCAGTGATACCAGTGGATCTGGTCAGGTGGGACAGGTTTTGGAGGTATCCCCAAGGGGGGAACAGCGATCAGAGGCTGAGCTGGAGCAGCTGATGCAGGAAGCCGCACGGATGTGGGAGTGATGGGGCAGTTCACGTCGCCTAACTTTTTCCTAGGGCTGCTGCGGGTTGCCGCATGGCTGTTGTGGAGGGATCCAGTGGCTAAGTCCGATGCGCCCCAGCCCAAGCCGCCCAGGAAGCCCACGCTGGGGTACACCGTGGGCGACATCCCCTTTGAGCTGATGGCCGTCGTCAGGGTGGCCTGGTACCGCCGTGGCAAGGCTTACGAGATCGAGGAGTACCAGATCGCTGAGTGCCCGGACGCGCAGGCCCAGTTCCACTACATCGTGGGCGGGGCGCTCAGGCAGGGGGCCGACGTCTGCGTGCTGACCCAGTACCAGCCGGAGGAACTGGGGGTGCCCGTGTGAAGAAACGCAACAGCCCGGTTTGACGCTGGGCTGTTTCTGTGTAACGCTAAGGGCAAGCCCGGAGAGACGGGCCTCGTGTTTCTGTACTACACATGGCAAGCACTGTTATCGACAATGACAAGCTGATGCCCTGGTACCACGCCGTCGATTGGGCGGCGCTGGTGCTGGAGCAGCACATCAAGGAAGTCGAGGATCACGGTCTCGACGCCTCGCTCCACAAAAAGCGCCTGGCTGAGCTGCAGGATCTCCAGGAGTTTCTGGATGCCGCGTGGCAGGCATGGCTGGGCAAGATCGCTACTACACCCGAGGAAGTCAAATGAGCCGCGTACTGAGCATCGAGGATCTGCAGTTTGATGGGGACTACCTTGTCGTTGAGGCGCTTGTCGAGGATGCTGTGGTCGTGCGTCCGCAGACGTACCTTGACCCAGAAGAGTGGGGGCCTGCCTTGTGCCGAGGCTCCTTCGAGCTTCACGATGAGGATTTGATTCCTGCAACCGATGCAGAACTTCGCAACCTCCTGTCAGAGCGGATTGATGACTGGGCCCCACTCGACACGTCGGATTGGGGCGACTGAGGCCCGCGAGCTTCGGAACCAGCCGGACTATGACGACTGGAGCTATGGAACCGAGCCCATCCCAGGCGACACGTACTGGATCCGGGCTCGGACTCTGACCCAGCTGTATCGCCACCTCATCTATGTGTTCGCTACCAGCGGTACGATCAGCTCCAGCCGTCTTGCCCGGATGGCCATTCACGAGATTCTCAAGTTGAGTCTCACGGATCTCAACCACTTCAAGCACCAAGACCCCAAGTTTTTTGCATGACTGACACAACGATGGTTCCTTTTTACAAGTCGTTTCTGCTGGGGCAGACGGTGTATCTGGATCAGATTCAAGGGCTGCCGGTGCGGGATCTTGAGCTGCTAAATGTAGATACGCTGGCGGCATTAGAGGAGGCGCGGCATAGGTATGCCTCGCTTGAAGACAAGAAAACCGATGATGCTGGGGCGGCGTACCGGCAGATCAAAACGGCCGGATATTTTCAGGCTGCTATTCAGATTGAGCTGGGGAAACGCTGATGATGGGCTACTTGATCTGGTTGCTGATGATGGCGACTGCCTTTCTGGCGATCGGCAATCATCCCTGGCTGGCGTTGATGGCTATGGTTATGGCCTTTGTTTTTAGGTGCTGCTGTGATTGAACTCTCCCCCGCCGCGCAGGCAATTCTGGACGCCTACGGCGACTTTGAGCCAGCGGATGTTGATGCAATGGCCGCCGCCCTGCGAGCTGCTGCGGATCAGGTGGTGCTCATGCGTCCCCACGGAGGCCGGGCTTGGACTGTTGAGCAGGCAACTGCGTACGACGCACTAACAAAGGCATCCGACCTGTTAAACGCCATCGCCGCCGAGCTGGAGGGTGGTAATGACTGACGACGACAAGTTCATTGCGATTGCCACAGTAGTAATCCTTCTGATTATGTTTGCAGTCGCTTGGTGGTGGTTGCCGCAAAAGTGGCAAGCCTGCCAAAAGCTTTATGACAACCGTCCAGCCCAAATATTCTGCCTTGGAGCTAAATGACTGACCGCGAACTGATCGAACGCCTGCTGTTCCTCGCTGAAACGGCTGTGGATCAGGCGCTGGATCTGAATTACGACGACCCCGAGGACTACTTCATCTACCGCGAACTGCGGGAGCTGAAGGCTGCCGCCCTGGCCCAGCCCGAGCCGCAGGGTCCGACAGTGATGCAGATCCTGGCTTTGTCCGATGAGATCGAGGCAGAGGAGCTGGGCACCATTGATCTGGTCCGCGCCGCCTTAGCCCGCTGGGGCCGCCCCGCCATCGAGCCGGTGCCGGTGAGCGAGCACCTGCCGGGGCCGGAGGATTGCGATGCGGAGGGGCAGTGTTGGTGGTGGGATGAAGACGACGACATGTGGCGTTTGAGCAGACACCGACCTTGGCTTCTTTGCTGGACGCACTGGCTCCCCCACTGGGCGCTGCCGGTGCCTGGGGTGGAGGGTGCCGATGCTTAACGCCCTGCTTGCCCTCGCCCTGCTGCTCGCCCTCGGCGCAGCGGTTGAACTGTGCATCAAGGCGATCTTCGTGCGCCTGCTGCCGTTGCTGCTGAGGTTGCCATGAAACCGCTCCAGCTGTACCGCGTGGCCTTCAGCCACGCCACACCGCTCCACCTGATGGCCCGTGACCTTGCTCACGCCATCAGTACGGCTAAGGAGTTGTGTCCCAATGCACTGTTCCTTAGTTGTTGTCTGGTTCCCGAGTGGGATGACCATGAGGGCGATCCTGTACTACACTGCACCCGTTCTGAACCATGAACATGCACATTCTTTCTGAGCACCAGTTCCAGCTGATCACGCAAGCTCTTGACGAGGCTCGTGTTGCTCTTACTCAGTGTCAGCATGTCGAGCTGGATCTGACCAAGCCAAAGCAGACCATCCCGCTGCCTGCCGGCGAGAAGATCACCCGCAAGGCCCAGTCTCAAAGTAAGACTCGTAAGTCCAGCCGTGGGAGGTGGGGAGTGTCGTCGCTGACTGAGGGCAAGGTGCTGGAGATCAAGCGGCAGCTGGCGACTGGCGGTAAGTCGGTGGCCAAGATTGCCACGGAGTTTGGCGTGCATACCACCACCATCAACAACATCAAGTTCGGCAGGACTTGGAAGAGTGTTGCGCTCCAGCAGACCGCCGAGTTGGTGGGCTGAGCGTGACGATTCTCCCTGACGTGGAGATCTTGACCCTGGTTCGCCGGGGTCTTGTAACTCCTTTTGATCATGAGCTGGTGAATCCAGCGAGTCTTGACGTGAGACTCGGTGACAACTTGCTGGTGGAGATTCCGACCAGTTACAGCATGGTGCCGTACTCGATTGCGGACTGCAGTAAGGAGAAGCCCTACATGCTCCAGCCGCATGAGTTTGTGCTGGCTGAGACGCTGGAGGAGTTTTATCTGCCTGACTGTATTGCTGGGCAGCTAACGCTTAAGTCGAGTCGTGCCAGGGAGGGTATTGAGCATTTGCTGGCGGGGTATGTTGATCCTGGTTACAAGGGGCGGCTGACCCTGGAGCTGCAGAATGCGCGGACTATGCACCCGGTTCCGATATGGTCGGGGATGCGGATAGCTCAGCTGGTGTTCCACAGATTGTCGATGTTGCCAAGTAGGGACTACTCGGTGACGGGGCGGTATTACGGCGACACAACTGTGCAGGGATCGAAAGGATGAGCGACCCCGTAAACCACCCAACTCATTACACCAGCGGTAAAGTTGAGGTCATTGATGTAATTGAGGATTGGGTGAAGTCCGCTCCAGATGCTGTGGTTGGGGGGCTGCAGTGGCAGGTTATTAAGTACGTCAGCAGGGCGTGGCTTAAGAAGGATCCGCTGGAGGATTTCATGAAGGCTCGCTGGTATTTGAACCGGCTGATTAACAAACTTGCTTGTGCTCCTTACAAAGACTGATGACTGTTTCTTTTGTGCATTGCACGCCTGATGCGGAGCGGCTGATTGTTCGCATGGCCAGGGTATCTAATCCTGAGAATGCGGACAACGACAAGACCGCTCCAAAGCTGTTGCGGTATTTGATTAAGCACGAGCACTGGAGCCCGTTTGAGATGGCTTCGATGTGCGTGCAGATTGAGACTGAGCGCGACATTGCTGCCCAGATCTTGCGGCACAGGTCGTTCTCGTTCCAGGAGTTTTCGACTCGTTACGCGCAGACTTCACCGGCAGAGATTCCACACCAGCGACTGCAGGATGTCACGAATCGGCAGAACAGTGTTGATGGTGTAGATCCTTTGCGCCAGCAGCAGTGGGCGGAGACGATTGGGGAAGTGTTGTCGGACAGTTATCGGGTGTACCAGATGCTGTTGGATGCGGGTATGGCTAAGGAGACGGCCCGTAGAGTTCTGCCGCTATGTACGCCGACCACGATGTACATGCACGGTACTTTGCGTAGCTGGATTCACTACATCCAACTGCGGAGTGCAAATGGGACGCAGCTGGAGCACCAGCAGATTGCCCTGGAGTGCCAGCGGATTTTTGCGCGGCAATTTCCTGTTATTGCGGAGGCTGTGTTCGATGCAGTGTCCTGAGTGCGGGTCGTCAAGGCTGGGTGTGTATCGCACCTGTCATGACACGGCGGAATCAGTATTGCGCCAGCGGAAGTGTCTTAATTGCGGGCACAGATTTTTCACGGTAGAAGTGGAATTGCCTGATGGAGCTGCAAAGCACGCTCGGGACAAAAAAGAGAAGATGCAACGGCTACCTGGATTTCTACGAGTTGTTTTCTCCTGATGGGCGCATCTAAGAACAGCAGGTTGTGTGCTACCTGCAGCAAGTCCATAACGGGCGCTCTTTACTGCTTCAAGTGTTATCGCTCCAGTGAGGCTGGTAGGGCGGAGTTACGGCTGGAGGCCATGCTCAACAGTTACAAGCGGTGTGAGGATGGGGGGTTGTGCCGCCAGTGTGTGCATTGGTATCACCGTTGCACGCTGGGGATTCCTGAGGCTGGCACGGTGATGGCGGAGTTGTGCTCGGCGCGGGAGGTTGACAGTGTGCTAGAGTGACACAGTACACGCCTGACCAGGCATGGAAATTCTCTTTGGCATTGAGCACCTTCCGACTTTGGAGGGTGCGACCACTGTTGCATTTGACGTTGAGACCACCGGGCTCCAGCCGACTTTTGGAGGGCTGCGGCTGCTCCAGTTGGCGACGTATGGGAAGACGCCGGTGGTCATTGACTGTTTTCAGCTGGACGACAACGACTGGATTGACCTGGAGGAGTTCTTCAGTGTTGAGCGCCGGTGGATCGCGCACAACGCTGTTTTTGATCTCGGGTGGCTCCAGGAGTATGAGATTTATCCGGCGGGCACGGTTCTTTGCACCATGCTGTCTAGCCGGGTGCTGACTAACGGGATGCCCAACCTCAAGCACGGTCTGCAGCATGTGGTGCGGCGGTATCTGAAGCTGGACATCTCGAAGGAACAGCAGCGCAGCGACTGGTCGGGGGATCTGACTAGGGATCAGATGGAGTATGCCGCCAATGACGTAGTGGTTCTTACTGCACTGGAGCGGGAGGTTGCTGAGCGGATGGCGATTGGTGGGCTGTATCCCGCGTGGTATCTGGAATGCAATGCGCTCCAGGCGATGGCGCAACTGTGGAGGACCGGGCTGCCGTTCAACAAAAAAGCGCTGGAGCAGTTGATCGAGGATTTGGACATTGAGCATAAGGAAGTGGGGGATAAGTTCATCGAGGATTTTGATGCGGCGTTGCCTAAGAACTTCAAGCTGCATCGGGGGATTGACGGGCGGCTGAAGTTCCAGACAAAGCCGGGGCCGAAGGGTAAGAAGCCGGATCCTCAGGTGTTTAACCTCAACAGTCCGGCGCAGTTGTTGGCGAAGTTTTCGGCTTTGTTGGGGCAGGCGCCAGTCGATCCAAAGACGAATAAGCCGAGTGCCAGTCGTGCGGCGCTGCAGGAGTATGTGGGCGATCACAGGATTATTGCGGATTATCTGCGCTGGAAGAAAGTAGAGAAGCGGCGGCAGATGGCAGAGACGCTGTTAAAGAATGTGGCGAATGATGGGTATATTCGCGCCAGCTATTTGCAGATGGGAGCTGATACGGGGCGCATGTCGTGCATGTCGCCGAATCTGCAGCAGATTCCTAGGGATCAGCGGTTTAGGGCTTGTGTGCAGGCTCCAGCGGGGTGGAAGTTTGTGGTGGCGGACTTCGCGCAGATGGAGTTGCGGCTGGCGGCGGCAGAAGCTCAAGATGAGCTTATGACTCGGGCGTTCCAGGAGGGGAAAGACTTGCATACGATTACAGCGATGCAGATTTATGGGGTTAGTGAGGATGAAGTTACAAAAGAACAGAGGCAAATTAGTAAATCAGCCAACTTCGGATTGTTGTATGGAAGCGGTGCAAAAGGGCTCAGGAATTATGCGGCAACAATGGGAATCCAGATGGATCTTGATGAGGCGGCGGAAGTCAGGCAGAAGTTCCATGCTGCATATAAAGGGATCAGCAAATGGCAGCGTACAAATGCTGCACTTGCTGATGCGCCTGCGAAGAATCCATCTGTCGCCATCCGTGTTTCGGGGCTCCGGCGGTTTCTTCCGGGAGAGAATAACAAGCTCACCACGCGCTGCAATACTCCCATCCAGGGAGCTGGCGCAGCCGTGCTCAAACTTACGCTCAGCAAATTGTGGCCTGCCCTTAGATCCGACACAGAGGAAGTTGTGCGCTTGGCCGGCGTGGTGCATGACGAAATCATTTTGCTCGTCGTAGAGGAACACGCGGAGGTCTGGGCGCACCAGCTGCAGGCGGTTATGCAGGATGCAGAGGCTCGGTGGTTGGGGGAGATTCCGCCGCTGGCTGAGGCTAAGGTCGGGGATAGCTGGGATCAGGCCAAGTAATGAGGCAGGACTTCGAGTATCGGGTCAGGATGTACCGGCTTCATGGGCCGATGCTCGATGTCTTTGTGGTGGCGCCGGATGCGTTCCAGGCGCACCAGCAGGCACGGAAAGAGTATCCGGGGTGTGCGGTTCAGTCCATCATGCGAGTCTCAAAGTTGGACTCATGAGTCGCAGCCGCACGGGAAGGGAGCTGGTGATGGAGTGGCTCCAGCGGGAGATTCGGCTGGCGAAGACGGCGGATTTGCAGAGGGCGGCGGCTTTTTTGGAGTGGGCGAGGGCGGTTAGGAAGGGGTGCTCCAAGCAGAGGGGTGGGGCGCGGGTGGCGCAGTCGAATGCCTGGAGAAAAAGGGTGGATGAGGATGTGCGGTGGTAGGTCTAGTGTGTCGCAGTATGCTATTGTGTAGGAGATTAGATACGGGATCATGCCGCTGCGTCACGGACAGAAGGTGTACTGCCAGCTGCTGTTGGACATGCACAGATACAAGCTGGCCGAGGAACTGGCGGCACGAGAAGGGAAGAAAGTGACGGGGATGCTGCGGGAGATGGTGTATGCGGCACTGGAGAAAAGCCTGCCAGCATCGGACTACAAAGCAGCAGAGGCGGCTGATAAGGCGTCGTGGGCGGAGTCGGTGCAGCGAAGGGTGCAGGGAAGAATGCGCTCGAAGCAGCAGCCAGGTGTGTCAGAAACTGACGCATGAGTCCCAGTCAGATTTCTTCATAGTCTGGCTGGTTGGGTAGGAGGGGTAGTAGGGTTACACAGTAACCTGCTTTTTTGATTGTGACGCGCTACGTGCTGGTGACCGGGGACCGCTGGGTCACGGCGGTTTACGGGCCGGGGAATGGTGTGGGGTTTACGCAGACCAAGGAGGATGCGTCGAGTTGGGTCACGTATGAGTGTGCGGTGGCGGCGGCCAAGGTTGTGATGCGCCAGGTGGATACGCCGGTGTTTGTCCACAGTGTTGAGGAGCCTGCGTTTCCGAGGTCGTGGAACTGATGGAGTTTTACGAGGTGCAGGTTTGGCTGGCGGGGCGTGGGGCGCTGCGCCAGCTGGTTAAGGCGACGTCGCTGGAGCACGCGCTGGTGATTACGCGGTGTAAGTACCCGGGGAGTCAGGTGGATGTGCCGCCGCCTGTGGCGGGGAAACCTGTCCTGGTCCGGTCGCACACCAGTCCTAGCCTTGCGGCGAACGCACGAGTAAAGGCCGCAAGGGCGAAGCGCATGAAGAAACCGGCGGCGTGGGCACAGAAAGCATGGGCGCGTGTGCAAGCTGACCAGGCCAGGACCGATCTACTGGAGCGCCTCTATCTGGAGGATTCGCGGGATAAGCCGGGGCATCCGCTGCACGGGTGTTACACCGGGTTGTACCAGCAGATGGTGGAGCGCACTAGCGCAGAGCCGACCTAGGCAGAGTCGCGGTCAAGGCCGAAACGTTCCGTTAGGTTGTTCGCGGCTTCGCGGATGGCCCAACGGCTTTTTGTTTGCTCCAGTTGGTGGAGGGTGTTCAGGATGAGGGCGGCTTCGAGGAGGCCCCGGTAGTCGCCGGCGTTGAAGCGGTCCACCAGCCACTTGTCGGTGGAGACTTTGTGGAATTGGGACTCGACGCTGTGCTCGATCGGGTTCATCGTTACTTGGGGCGGATTTTCATGAACCAGCCGGTGTCGTTACCGTCGACGAGCCAGCGAGGCAGCCAGTTCTTGCGGGAGTATGCCACGTTTGCACCGCCCTTATGGCTGACATACCCGCCCTGAACAAGATTCGCTTCGCCGTTCGGATCGCAGTGAATAAAGTGCGTTGGGGTGAACCCCACAACGACGCTCCAATGGCCCGTACCACCAGGCTTTGATACGTGGTTCTTGTGTAGCCAGCCGACCGGCACAGGGTTGCCGTTGGTGATTTCGTGTTCTAGGTCTTCGGCGGTGCCGTCCATCTCAAAGGTGGCGGTGAGGCCCAGGGCTTTGAGGGCAGCGAGTTGGGCCTTGGGGTCGGTGGTGTCCCCGAAGCGGGCGCGGAGTTTGTTGTATTCGTAGTCGCCCGAGATTTTTCCGTAGTAACGGGCCACCATGGCGCAGCTAGAACTAAAGCACTGGCGATAACCAGTAGCGCCGTCGTCAGGGCCTAGCTGGTATTCGTAGGCGACCTTGAGGATTTTTTCTTGGGGTTTGACGGCTGGGTTAGTTCCAGCGTGCTGATCCATCAGGGCGATCAGCTTGCCCGCGTAGTTGGGGTCTGTTGCGTATCCTTCTTTGACTAGCCACTTAGCGGCTTCTTCGCGGTTATTTGCGTTATTACAACCTTTGTATTGTTTGTAGTCTTTGTACCAGTGGTCTACGAGGTAGATGACGCAGGAGAGAAGATCGGGGAAGTCAATGAAGCTGTCGGTAATAGTGATCCACTGGTTGTTGATGAACTCTTGGGTTTTGGTGCTGGTGCCGGTGCCTTTGAGGCCGAAGAAGTTGTTGCGGCCGGATACGATTTTGCCGTAGCCGGATTCCAGGGCCCACTGGGCGGCGACCAGTTCGGGGAATTTGGCGCCAGCGACGCGGGCGGCTTCTAGAACACCTTCCCAGGTGTTGGGGAAGTTGGTTTGTTTGCCTGCGACGCTCCAGGTTTTGAACCAGCCCCGGTCGCGGTTTAGCAGGGTCGGGTCGGCCTTGAGGAGGGCTTGCTCCAGTTCGGTGATGGCCGCGAGCTGGTGAGGGAGGCCCTTGTAGAAGCGGAATAAATCCGCCAGGCGGACAGGGGTCGAGGCCATCGGGGTGCTGCGTTGGGGCAGGGGAGCGCTCAGCGGCGCTTTGGGAAAACGGCTTTGGCCACCATCAGCAGAGCTTGGATGATGCCGTTGGCGCGGATTCCGGGGTAGAGACTCAGGGCTTCGGAAATAGCGGCAACTGCAATAGCGATGGCAGCAGCTGTAGTGGGGTCCATGCGAGTAGGGAGGCTTCTAGAAGTGTAGCTGTACTAGAAGAGAGCGCCAGCGCATGAACTGCTGGCTGTCGCTACCTTTTGGGTAGCCACGCTTGGGTATGGACCATCAGATTCAAGATGGCGAATACTTAAACAAAAAGCAGGCGAAGTTAAGGTTTAGACAAGATATTCTGTGGCGCTGGCGGAATAGGTGTGCTTACTGCGATTGTGACTTGGGGAGGTCTGCGACCTTAGATCATGTGCTGGCAAAGAGCAGAGGCGGCCATACGCATCCACGGAATCTGGTTCCAGCGTGCTTGGCGTGCAATGTGCAAAAGGCCAGTTCGCCGTGGAGGGACTGGTTTAGAGCACAGGTGTTTTGGGATGAGCGACTGGAAGCGGAGATCGAGGATTGGATCAATCCGTCGGAGGTTGTGTAGGATCCCAGCCCATGCCCTCTAGATACATGCGGGCGATGTATTCGTCTTCGGCGTAGCGGCAGATGCTGTTGTGGCAGGCGCGGTAGAAGATTTCGCCGCGCTCGTTTTCCAGTTGTTCCAGGGCGTATCCGTCGGGATACGAGGTGGATCGAATGACGGGCATTAGGAGCGAAGCTCTAGTTTTGTTACGCGCTGTTCGACGCTGTTGAGGCGGGTGAAGGTTTCTTTGCGGTCGTCTTTGATGTCGGTGTGGAGCGCTTCGAGTTGGGTGGCGATGTGCTCCACTGCAGATGTGAGGCGTATTACCGCTTCTCGGGCTTCGTCACTGCGGCGGCTAAACCCCATAGCGCCCATGGCCGCCACAGTTATGGATGCGCCAGCAACGGCGGCGATCACTTCAATCATGGCGGCCGGTGCTACCTAATTAGATTAGCGGCCCTGCCCGCGCAGTTTTTTGCGTTTGTGGTTGGGTCTGCTGTGCTGGCCTTGACCCTGGCGAGTGCGCTTCGGGCGACCGAGCTGGTGCTCCACTCGCCCTAGGGCAGTTTTAGACTTGACGGTCATGACTACGCGGCGGTGTACTAAAGAAGAACCGCAGTATGGATGGTACTACACCGCCCCGATCGTGGCATCTATTGGTAGACCTGTGACTGTGAAGTCTATGGATACTTCTACAGCTGCATCGTTGGATGCTTGGACTGTTGATGAGTTTATGAGTACGGTGGCTTCAAATACTCTTGAAGAAGTAAGTTGTAGTTCGATGGTGTGGGTGGTTGTGGGAGAAAGTGTAGTGGTGCGAAGGGTGTTAGCTACGAGGAGTTGACTGTCTAGAGTGCCTGCGGCGTTTTCGTAGTAGAGGGCTACGCAGGAGCCGGACCACTGTTGGCGCCCGAAGACGTAGGTGCGTGCTTGTGCGTTGACTGTGGTGGTTTCAATTACTTCTGCACTGGATTGCAGTTGCCAGGAAACTATTTTGGCGATGCGTGTTCCATTTACAAGTAACGCGCCGTCAATGCCTGTGTAGTAACGGTTTGAGGCCACGGCGCTACAGACTGATACAGTTCAGTTTAGGGACTGGACGCCGTACCACCAGCCAGGGTGGCTGTGACTGTGGAGGCCAGGCCGGCAGATGCTGCAGCAACCACAGCTGGCACGCTGATCAGGCTGATTGTGACGTTGACGTACTCGGCGGTTAGGTGGTCTTCCTGCGGCTGTGCGGCGTAACGCCAGTACGTGGAGGTTGGCACCAGATCGGTGAAGCTGGTGTGCCCGGCCCACGCTTCAGTGCTGAGTGGGAACGCGATGTAGCCGCCCTGTTGCTCGCGGTAGTGATCGCGCAGCAACTTGGCCTGAGCCTGCGTCAGTGCAGCGAAGCTCATTTCAAGGATGTGGCTGTAGGCGGTGGTGCCATGCCGGAAGCGGACGCTGCCACCACCGAAGCCGCGTTCCTCGGTGACAGGGAACACGCCCATGCTGTAACGGCGTGTGGCCGGCTCCAGCGCCGGGAAGGTGGCCATCAGTTCTGCAGCGTGATGGTGCTGCTGCCCAGGCTGAAGGTTGCAGAGCTGCTGCTGACATCGCCGCCGAAATCGACGTAGCAGACCAGTTCATCGCTAGATGCCGCACCGCCGCGTGACTTGTAGATCACAGCGGCCCTGGCGGTGATGGTGCTGGTGGCCCAGTTCACAGCGGCAAAGCTGAGCGTGACGCGATCGTTGGCGGTGTCCTTGGTGACGGTGCAGGCGCTGGTGACGCCGCCAGCGGTGTAGCCGGTGCCACTCACTTCATTCGTGACGGCAGAGCGCTTGAGATCAGTGTCTTTGTTCGGACTGTAGGCCGATGAGACCAGCAAGACCTTAAAGGTATCGGTGTCGAGGTCGATGGCACCACGGGCCATGTCATCAACGAATGAGTTGTAGATCAGGGAGGCCATAGTTGATGCTCAGATGGATTCATTCTGCCGAGATGGCAGGCGGCTGCGGCCAGGTGATGTCAAACGGGTTGGCAGCATCGGCCAGGTCGCGCAGGTCCTGGCGGTAGGCGGCCCAGGCGTCACGATCGGCGCCGAGGTCGTAGTCAGCAATCTGCGTCCAGTCGCATGACTGCAGCAGCTCGATGCGCCGTTCGCGGATCTTGGCGTACTGCGCCTGAAGCTCATCGAAGCTGTAGGGGCGCACCACAAAAGCGCTGCCGTCCCAGTCGATCGTT